TATAACAATAGGAGAAAAGGATGCAACGAAGTAAAGCATTAAAAAAAGCCGAACAATTAATAACAGGTGACAGAGCTAAAGATTATGGTGATGCTTACGAGAATCATTTGAGAATAGCTAAGATGTGGTCAGTTATATTGCAAAAACAAATAACTGTAGAGCAAGTGTATCAGTGTATGATTGCAGTTAAGTTGTCCAGATTGATAGAAACTCCTAACCATGAAGATAGCTATGTAGACATAATAGGATATGGAGCTTTAGCTATGGAGGCAAAGGATGGCAAGCATTAGAGTTGACTACACTCTTTTACTTAAAAATCCTACTGTTAAGAAAAAAGGTAAAATGTTTGTTCCTATAGATTTGGACTGTAGTAAAGAAGAGCTAATCGAATACATTAACGATGCCATTATGGATACTTGTGATGATTTTGATGATGTAGTGTCTTGTAAGGCTGTTGTTCATTACTTTGGAGCTGTATTTGATTTACAATTTTATATTGAGGAGGACGAAGAATGTCAGACGACCATCCATTAAAGAGGTTTGCTCGGATTTGTTCGGAAATAGGCTGGGATAAAAAACTGTCTGATTTGTCAGAAGACGAAGTTGTTGGTATAATATCTAACATCCAATTGTCATCAGACATAGGATTGTTTTATGAAGGAGAATACCTTGCTCGCATCCACTTTTTACACTCGGACAAATCATGGTCAGGAGGTGGCGATGCTCCCTTCTAAAGATATAACAGAAATGATTTCATCATGTCTTGATGAAGCTATCTTAAATGAAAACAGTAAGCGTAAGAAAAGAACTTACTTAGGTGGTTCGTCTCTTGGCGAATCATGTTCCAGAAAAATACAATATAGATACATGGGTTACGAGGCTGATGAAGGTCGTGATTTTAGTGCAAATACCTTGAGAATCTTTCAGTTCGGACATGAAATAGAAGATTCTGTTGCACAATGGTTAAAAAATGCTAACTTTGATTTGCGTACAGAAGACAAAAAAGGCGAACAATTTGGTTTTTCTATCGCAGATGGGGAAATCAAAGGTCATATAGATGGTGTAATATGTGGAGGTCCTGTGGACATGGGGTATCCGTGTTTGTGGGAGAATAAGTCAGCCAATGATAAAAAGTTTAGAGAATTTATGATGAAGGGCGTAGCTAGAACTAATCCAGTTTATGCAGCCCAGATAGCTTTGTATCAAGCCTACATGAACTTAACAGAACATCCTTGTTTATTTACCGTGTTGAATAAAAACACAAGTCAAATATATTACGAACTTGTTCCATTCAATAAAAGTTTGGCACAAGAGATGAGTGACAAAGCAGTTAATATTTTAGAAGCCACAAAAGCAAACGAAGTTTTACCAAGAGTAGCGTTCTCAAAAGATTTCTTTGATTGTAAGTGGTGTGAATTTCAAGATAGATGTTGGAGTTGAAAATAGGCGACACATGAGAAAAATGTCGCCTATAACTTCAGCCAATGAAGTAAGGATATAATAATGAGTATAATAAGACTTGGCAATACAAATCGTGAGATGAACTCACATGAATTAGTAGAACTAATTAGTCAGAAAGTACCACCAGAGGTACAGATAGATGAACTTAGAAACACATATCCAAACGGTGTTGTTCGTGGGGATCAATTCTCTATCGGTTCATTATCAGGAGAAGCTGGTCAGTCGTTAAAGATAGATATAAATCCTAGATCACCATACTTTATGAAGGGTCAGGACTTTAACGGTGCGTCTGGTATCGGAGGTATTGTAAAGATATTGATGGAAGGTAGAGGCATGCGTTTACCTGAAATTAAAGAATTGTTCGGAAACTATCTGGACGATTCACCAAGATTTGTAAGAGATGAACAGTCTGAACCACCGATTATCAACAGGTCTTTGCGCCAGCAGATTAATGTAAACACACCATTTGATACCGAACATTTGTATTTAAATGCAGATGGGGAAATACTTTGTATGGTCAGACGATACAATATGAGGGATGGTGCGGGTAATCCTGTAATGGATGATCACGGTAAGCCTAAGAAAGAGTTTCGTCAGTTTACTGGTACTAATCCTTATCCCAAAATGCCTGATGTCAGACCGTTATATAATATACCGAACATTTCTGCTTCTGAGAAAGTTATCTGGGTTGAGGGTGAGAAATGTGCGGATGCTCTTAATGAGATGGGATTTACAGCTACATGTACTATGGGCGGAGCGGGTATGTTGTCTCGTAAATCAGCCAGTCAGTTTGACTTCTCACCTTTGCATGGTAAGGAACTAACAATTTGGCCCGATAACGACAATGCAGGTAAGAAAGTTGCGGAACTCGTACAAGATTTAGCTATGAATGCAGGTGCTAGGTCAGTGACAATGTTGACTCCACCAGCGGGTAAGCCTGAAAGATGGGATGCAGCGGATGCAATTGCAGAGAGCTTTGACATTGCTAACTTTCTCAACACAACAATAAAGTATGTAAAGAAAACAATTAACTTACTGGACGAAAGTCTTTTGATTAAAAGGTTTCAGGGTCAAGCTCCTGAACAAAAGTTTCTTATCGGAGATACATTGCCATTAGGTGTGCCAATCATATTCTCAGCCGCTGGAGATGCGGGTAAAGGTATGATGACACTGGATTTGGCTATGAAAGTATCCAGTGGTCAGCCTATGTCAAGTGCCTTCGGGGATCACATTACAGAGTTTGGCAACACAATTATCTTTACAGCAGAAGATGATGAAGGCGAAATGCACAGGAGAATTGAGCGTTTAGACCCGAACAATTCTCGTTTTGACTATGAACATGAAATTAGAGTTGTGTCTTTGCCAAACGTAGGTGGTGTATTCCCAATACTTCAGGAGACCAGTGACGGATATAAGACCAGTGGTGAGTTTGATAAGATATATGCACAGATTATACAGATGCAAAACCTGAAATTAATTGTGTTTGATCCGTTAGCGTCATTCGTTCACGCTGATGTGAACTCTGATCCAGCAGCGGGAGCTGCACTAACTGGTTTACTGGCACAAGTGGCTACAGAAACTGGAGCTTCTGTGATGATGTGTCACCATATGACAAAGATTAAAGATGATGTGGCAGTTGCATCTCCAGAGCAAGCAAGGAATATGATTCGAGGAACGTCAGCATTGGTTGATGGTGTTCGTTGTGCGTTTGCTATATGGCAAGTGGATGAGGCTACTGGTCGTAGGCGTTGTCAGGATTTAGGTATCGAATATCAAAGAAACAGATGCTTTGACGGTGCAGTTGTTAAGTCAAATGGTCCTGCAAGGCGTGACATAAGACATTTTGTTCGGGATATGCATTCTGGATTACTGGAGGATAGATCGGAAGATATAACAAGATTGCATTCTGGAAGTAATCGGGAGATTAAAAAGGATGCTCTGTTCTCTTGGATTGCCGTATGTGAACGGGAAGGTAGAGCTTTAACACAACAGTCAGGAGCTGATGCTATTCTGCAACGTATGAGTGCAGATCCAGACGCTCCAAGAACTCTCGATAACTGCACACAAAGAATGGTTGATGGAATTGTTCGGGAATTACTGGCAGAAGGTAGGATCGGGAAGTATTCATTCAGTAGGTCAGGTGGTCGTAAGTGGCTTGGAACTACAGATGGAGACATGAGTCGAGGCGAATATGAGGCAACAACAGCAACGGAGAATGTATAATGTTAACAGCAGACGGATTTGATAAAGCGTTTATCGGAACAGCTACTAGGTGTGGACAGCCAACATTAGCTGTTTACAGCGTAGATAAATGTATTAAGATATTAATGAAAAGAGATGGCATGACAAGTGAAGAAGCGTTGGAGTATTTTTATTTTAATGTTGTTGGTGGTTGGCATGGAGAGACTACCCCTTTGTTTGTTGAGTCTGTATCATTTACTGAAGCGTGTGAATCATATTGGGAGGAAGAAAATGAGCGAACAGAGTCGGAGAAGAACTTGGGATGTGAAGAGAAATTGGCAACCAGTAGCTGAAGTAAACGCAAAACCGCACAACTGTTCGGTTTGTGGGCAGGCTGACGCTTCTTATTCAGTTGATGGAGGTTGGAACTGGCATTGTTGGAAGTGCGTTCCTGACAATAAAAACTACGAAAGAACTAATTATGCCCAAACCAGTGACTAGAGGCACATATAACAATTGTTCTGAGTGTAATATAAAAATGAAAGATGTTGCCTTTACCAGATCGGTGGCAAAACTTTGTCCAGATTGTCGGGGTGATATAGCATCAAATAACATAGAGGTACGCAAAATATATAAAGAATTAAAACAAAAAAACGCTGGAATTGAGGATAATGATGACTGGTCAACACAGGATGATCCCAGAGCTAAAACCGAACAATTATACGGTAAGGTATCAAAAGTACCGAGAAAATCTGCATATGCTCCTGTTAGCACACTGGATGAGATGATATAATGCCAGAGCTAATATGTAATTTACCAGCAGAAAAAGTTTGGGTTAGAAAAGAATATCTTAGAGATTTACAGGATGGACACGGAGAATTTGTAGAGGGAGTATGGATTACAGCCAAGTCTATAGCGGGTAGAGCTTTTTATTTTGAGACTTATTTACCTGAATATGGAGCTATGTTTGATAAGTTACCAATATCAGCGTTTGTATCAAAACCAGTTACGCCTGAACTGGATATGAACTTACCTAACCTGCAATTTTGGAATTGTATGGATTATAATGTTACCGCTATATATAAACAATTTATCGGAAGCATGGACTTTGAAGTCCTGACAAGAGATTTTGGTATCGTCAAAGGCACATATGTATGCACACTGGATAACTACCATAATCAGCCTGACGTAATCGACTGTAGTACCAGTGAAATTCCTG